TGGCTGGCGTCGGGGTCTTCACTGGTATCGAACTTTATGAGCCGTACGCTGCTGAAGCCAAGGCACGCATCGAAACTTACTAGGTTGCGTTCTTGATCGCTCCGCAGAAATTAGCGAGCAATTCGCGCTGCATTGACGCTAATTGAGCTTTATCATTTTCCATTAGATTGAGGCAATTTTCGAGAGGGAGTGCTTGATTGGCGCTCTGCACAATCACACCTCCTTGAACGGAAGCAGCTGCAGTTAGATACGCTCTATCGTTAAGCATGACCCAGCCAGCAAAGGCCACTGTATCATCGAACTTGTCCGACTGAGGCGGACAGATAGTACCTTTCCGAGCAAAGAAGATTTCGAGGTCAACTTCGTTCAAGCCTTTTTCGAGAATGGCTTCACTGTTCCGTTCGGAACTTCTCACAACAGCTTCTTCTATCAAGGCAATCTCCAATTCAAGCGAAAGCGTCCCTAGCGTCGTAACTCACGCTGGGTAAACCGAAGCGACCCCATTTTTCCGAATAAATACTCGATGCGTACAGGTATCGAGACAATCAAAGAATTTGAGGGCTGCAAACTCAGCGCTTACCCTGACCCTGCGACAGGCGGAAAGCCCTACACGATCGGTTGGGGCCGCACGACGGACGTGAAGCTCGGCCAGACCATCACTCAGACTCAGGCTGATGCTTGGCTGATCGAAGAATACGATGAATTCGAGCAGGGCGTGCGCAAGCTCATCACGAATGGCCACACAACGCTCTATCAGCTTGGCGCGATGACAAGCCTTGCCTACAACATCGGGCTAGCGAATTTCAAAAGCTCAACATTGCTGCGCAAGCACAACAGTGGCGACTTCGATGGTGCTGAGGCTGAGTTCAAGCGTTGGAATCGTGCTGCTGGAAAGGTCATGGCGGGACTTGTACGGCGACGCGCTGCTGAGGCTGCGCTCTACGCTAAATAGGCGCATGAAGAATCCATACACAGGCGCTGAGTGCGCACACGAAATCAAGCTTGCTGATTTGACGCCAGAAGCTGCACGAAACGCTGCATCAAACGCTGTCATCTACAGTGAGGAATTCAACAAAGATGGCACTGTTACGCTGACTGGCTGGTTCAGCGTCGAAGCTGAGGCAAAGGCGTGGCAAGGTGCTCATGAAGTTAAGCGCAAGGCTGAGGTAACAGCGCCACCTAAGGACAAAGAGCCAAAGGGAAGCGCTGGCAAGGCCGAATAAAAAAGGGGAGGCTGAGCCTCCCCTTAAAGATTCACTGTGATCAGTAAGTCTCTTTGGCCCATAAAACGGTCTTAGTTCGGTCGTCATAGACAACCGCGCATTGCATATCGCCGATCAATGCGACCGTGTTATAGATGATGTCATATGGCATATCACGAGTGGGAGATTCTCCAGATGATACTGCTTCGACATAAAAGGGTGCTTTCGAAACGAACTTCACAGCAGTGCGGAGGTGCGGCTTGGCATTCTGAGCATCAGCCGCAGACATTTCAATTTGACCTACAATACTCTGCCCCGAAGAGCCTCGTTCACTTGGCCAAAAATTCGAATCTTCATATGAACCTTTTCGGAAACCCTCGAACAATTCATACTCACTCACTATTTGCTTTTTAACCAAGGTCTTCGCACCAAAGCCATTGGTTGCTTCATAACTGCCTATGTCTTTAGAATCGCTTTTTAGGCCAACACCAACCATTCGGTTCCACGTTGATTTTTGTCCCCGAAAAGGGCTTCCGTATGCATCACTGAGCTTTGAACTAAAATACGTCGCATTGAAAACGTAGGCGGTCACTCCGAACGCACCCGCGTCGGCATCGTATTTTAATTGACCTAGACCCTCGCCTTTGGAAATTCCGACAAAGAATGGTGTTGTTGGCACGTTATTCGAAGCAGCCAAGCGTCGAGCCTCAAATTGCTCAGTGGTTTCGAACTCGCCTTTTTTAGCTACTTTGGGCAACTGCGCAGCGATCTCTTCAAAAGTTGAAACGGTGATGCTTTGATTAATCAGCGCATCGCACATTTGAGCCTGAGCAGTCGAAGCATAAAAAGTTAAGGCAGCACATCCCAACCATGAGAACTTCATTGATTATTACCCCTATTTTGTTGCTTCAGCAAGAAGCGCGAGCGGTTCTATAGTCGTCACTAGCCCCAAGTCTAACGATTATTTTGTTGACAATTCGCAGGTCGAGAATAGGCGTACGGTTGGACATTTGAGAGAACAGCTATGGCGAATTTGAAATCATTTATCGCACGTAACAATGCGGCTAAGGTTAAGGAACTGACTAGCAAGCCAAAGGCTGATGATAATGACAAGCGCCGTAAGGTTGTCATCAAGGCAATCGACAGAACGCTTGAGCAGATCGCTAAGGGTGAAACCAAGCCTGCGCGTGGCTTTTATCGCATGATGGATGATGAAAACGCTATCGCAACTGTTCGCGCTGGGCGCAGCCAGATGGCCATTGAGGGTCATACTCAGATTGCGCTCGAAAAGGACCAACTCAGGCCGTTCTATGAAGCGGTGAAAGAGGAAGTCGCTGCTGGCAACCTCGATAAGGAAATCACTGAGGCTTACGCGAAGGCGTCGAAGCCTAAGGCTCGCAAATGAACTTGAAACGCGGCCTTCGTCGTTTGGCGATTGCCGTGGCAGTGCCGTACTTTGGCTTCTGTCTTGTTCTCGCTTGGTCAGGCTTTCAGAAGCTCAGAGAGAGTGCAGAGTTAGAGGAAATATGGCGTGGTAATGACACGTCTTGGGGGCGAAGCGCACTAAACTCTGCGCTCGAACTCCAGTTCGCAGGCGAGGCTCAACTCTACAGGGCGCTTGGATTTGGCGTCATTTACCCACTCATCGCTGTAGTGTTATTTCTTGTCGCAAGATGGATTTTTCGGGGCTTTCGACAAACAGAAGCTTAGCGCTCAATCGTTAGAAAGTGGGGCGGTGAGGGCATCCTCATCGCCCTTTCTATGCGCAAGGCTCGACCTTGGCCCGACCACGCTCTTTGCAGGCCATGCAGCGAAGGTGGCGCTGAATGGTCTCGAAATCGATATAGATGGCGCGCTTGAAGCAATAGGTGCGCGTCTCGAAGGCTGGCAGGATCACACTGCGGCCACAGCGGCAAGTAACCTTAAGCCTCAGCCCTTCGCGTATCAGGTCACTCAGTGTCTCGATTCGGTGAAAGGCCATCGCCCTCTATTGAATGTTCCGCATTCGTTCCGCAACGGGTCGCTGCTGCTTTTTCCATGAGCTTGCGCATTACAGCGCGGTCTGCATCCCGTTCAATCGACGATAGAACTGCTTCCTGAGTATCGTTTAGCATCAGGTATTTAGCCACGTTGAGCTAAATATGCGGTGGCATTCGAACTCTTCAGCAAACAACGCGAAATCATGGCGGCTATCGCGTCGTCAGCGACCTACATTCTGTCGAGAGGCGGTTCGCGTTCTGGCAAGACTACAACAAACATTTACGCAGTCGTCTATCGCGCCTTAGCAGCCAGCAATTCCAATCACGCAATCTTTCGCGCCACATTCCAGCAAGCTCGCGAACACATCTTTGACAAGACACTCAAAGAGGTCATTTCGACAGTCTGGCCAGACCTTTGGGAAAGGCTGAACGATAGGCATGATTCAACCTGTTCAATCAATCATACTGAACTGAAAATCGAGCTACCTAATGGCTCAGTCATTCAGTGTTTCGGGATGGATGACCCTGACAAGCGTAAGGGTGCTGAGTACTCGACAATTCTAGTCGATGAAGCTGATGCTGTCATGGACTTCGATGATATCATTACCCTTGAAACGCGTCTTGCTGAGGTCCGCTACAAGGACAATGGAAACGGTGAGCGCCTGCAGCACAAAGTGCTTTTCGCGACCAACCCGAATGTCAATCAGCGCCACTGGATTTATCGCACCTTCATTGAAAAGGTGAACCCCTCAACGGGCGTAAAGCACCCTGAGCCTGACGACTGGGCTGAGATTTTCATCAACCCTCGTGATAATCCTCATCTGCCGCCAGATTACATTGAGCGCGCTGAGCGCAACTGGTCGCCAATGCGTAAGCGCGTCTACCTCGATGGCGAGTGGCTTCCCGACGATGAGAACGCCATGTTCAAATCTGAGTGGTGGGTAAAATCTCGCCTGCCATCGTGGTCGCCTTCTGAAGCGCGAACAAATTTGACGCGAATTATCGTGGCCGTTGACCCTGCTGTCAGTGCGACCAAGGGGAGCGACGAAACAGGCATCATCGTGCTAGGAATCGACCGCAACGGCGTATGCTACATTCTCGAAGATTGCTCAGGGGTCTATCAGCCTGAGGTTTGGGCTGAAAAGGCAGTCGCTGCTTATTTCAAATGGAATGCAGATTGTATAATCGCTGAGCGAAATAATGGCGGTTCACTGGTTACGAATAATATCACGACCGCTAGTAGAGTTCCTACTGTCAAAACAGTTTGGGCGTCGAACGGCAAAGAGGTGAGGGCTGAACCTGTCGTTGGCCCTTATTCGCGCGGCCTTGTCATTCACTGTGGCCAATTCGATAAACTTGAGCATCAACTCGCCACGTTCACATATGACGCGAACAAGAACCGAAAGAACGGCTCACCTGACCGCTTGGATGCGCTTGTTTGGGGCCTGACTGAGCTATTAGTTATTGAACAAGAAAAGCGGGGCGGTGGCTCGCGCAGGGTGAAGGGTCTGCTGTTCTAACGCGCCAGCTAAATACTGGCATGATACCTTCCCTAAGCCACAGCCTAGAGCGCTCAAAGCATCAAACTCGATACAAGAGAAATCGCGACTTCTGCGAAGGTGGCGACACAGTAAAGGCAGCAAAAGCCACATACTTTCCTCAACGTTACGAAGACCAAGAGCAAGCTGAATTTGAAGCCCATATAAAGCGAACGCCATTCTTTCCTGCTGCTGCAAAGACTTTGCAGGGTTTAGTCGGGCTAGTGTTTCGAAAGAAGCCCACGCTCGATGCGCCAGATGAAATGATACCTCTTGCTGAGTACGTCACCAGCGATGCGATGACACTCGATGACCTTGCTGAGGAAGTCTTTCGTGAAAGCATGGTGACGAACTACACTGGCCTACTAGTTGATCATCCCACGACGCCAAAAGGCTTGAGTCTAGCTGATGCCATTGACGGTGGCTTCCGACCCTTCATCAGTGTCTATCGCGCCGAAACAATTCTTAAAATCGAACACTCAGTAGTGCGCAATCGTAAAGCTGTGAGTTACGTCCTGCTCGAAGAAGGGAAAGACCAGCTTCGCGAACTGGAATTGGTTGATGGTATCTATGTGGTTCGTGTTCACCGTTTCGACAATGGCAGATGGACCACTGAGACTAACCAGCCTGAACGGCTTGGCCAGAAGCTCGGCGCTATCCCCTTTGTGCTCGTCACAGATGGCAATGAGCGCAAAGCTCCGATGGATGACATTTGCAGTCTCAATGAGAGCCACTG